CCTCCAGCGCCAGCTTCAATGCACGTTTCGTGCGGAGCGTCTCTACGGTACTCCGTACCTCATCTTTAGTAGTCATTCTCTTTCACCTGTCTTTTAAGTTCATCTTCATTGCGATAGATTTCCATCTCAATGTGCTTCCATTGTTCATCGCTCAAGACATCATTGATTGTAACCCAGTACTTTGCAAGGCTTGGATCTGGTGTAGGAAGCAACGCTATGACTTCCATGCCTTCCCAGTCAGGCTCTTCTCCGTACCAGTCAAACAAGACAGTAACTGCTGTGTTTTCAATGTTCATGTTCAAAGACAACATCACATCACCTCATAGAGATTTTAACCAATGTCAAGACACCAATGATAACAGACACAATCACAGTTCATCGTCCTTAAAGTTACTTTGTAGTTCGACTTCAAGGTCGTCTGTGCGTAATGCTTTGTCTACGTCTGTTAATACTTTAGTATAACCATATCGACGGATAAGGCTACAGACATCAGACAAAACCCAGTAGTAAAACGCTTCCTCTTGATCGTATTCAGCCATTTTAAGACTCATTGATGAAAGTTAGACAAAGATAGACACAAAGAGCGTCATGTCTACCAAAGTTGGCATGATTCTTGCTATACTATAAAGGTACTTTAGAAGTTCTTAAGTGTCTAAAGTAACTTTATATGTATAACTATAAATAGTATTATATTTATGTTTCTTCTTCTTCATCGTTTCCTTTAGAGTATTTATTATACTCGTCTTCCGACAGTTCGTCAACTTCTTCGTGAATGTCCATGTCAGCAATAAGGTCTTTCCTAGCCTTCACTGGAAATGGTACATCTTGGGCAATGTCACTCAGACAATCCATACAAGTGTCCAAGTACTCACCTGTGACAGCGTGTTTGAGGGTTGTCTCATAGTCGGACAGTCTTTTATTACAACATGTACAACGCATTTTTGTATCCTTCTACGTATTTCTACGTATTTACTTTTAGTACTTTTCGAGTATAATAATAGTGGACTTACACTAAACCATACTCACCATGAAAAACAGCGAACGAAACCGATTATACAGGACATATAACACCTTATACAACCGCCACTACATCGAAGAAGGCTACATCTGCATTTACTGCAATAGCCCCGCCGAAACACTTGACCACGTGCCTCCTTTGGCTTGGATCGAGCCTTTTGGTCTTGAGACTCTGCGCAAGTCAGGAATTCCGCTAGCAACTGTCCCTTGTTGTCGTGAGTGTAACGGCTACTTAGGCGACCGCAAATTACTCACCGTCGAAGATCGCTTGGAATACCTCGAAAAGAAGTATCACAGCCTTTTTGACAAACTTGTCAGGTGGTCAGATGATGAACTCGAAGAGATGGGCGAATCCTTTCAAAAGTCAATCCGTGCGCAACGTTGGCGCGAAGATGATCTAAACCGTAAAATTCGAGCCATTGAACAGCGTCTTGTGAAACCTTGGACTTTTCCAGATATGTATTTTTCCTGAAAGCCTCTTAAACGCCCGATTAAGGGCCTTCCTGAGCCTTTTGTGATGGCATGAAGAACTCCAAAACTATCCGTAGCAGACGATCAACGCAGTGCTCACGCATCAAGCCAACCCCCGATGATGTACAAGACCACCACAAAAGCCAGCAAACCGGTGATTTTAAGTTGCTCACGCACGGCGTGCCTCCTTGCACCATTGTTGAAAAATCCTATCCTGACAATGTTTAATAAATCTTTGACTAAGGCACCAGAGATGCAATGGTTTATTGCCATGTGAAATTTCTTGTATAACAATGAACGGAGGGTCTTGGTCTTCATAATCGACCAACTCACCCTCAACAGTCAATGGAATACCTAAGTATTCATCCTCAATTGTGTAAACATATGCTTTCACAATAAACCCTCCTCAGTTTCAGGATCAGACATAACAGATTCATAGGCTGTCAACGGTTTAGGCTGTGGCTGTGCCTCCAATGCGACACTATCTGCTGTTTGTTCACCGTTGACTGATGGAAAAGGCCACTTAGAGCCTAGTGGTGGTAAAGACATCATCACTTCTTAGCCTTTTTCAAGACAAACAGATTCAGACAATCACCCTTAAGCCACAAGCCAGTAAGCTCTCCAGTATCAGGATCAACCTCTGGAATATCGGGCGCATAGTTGTTGCACTCGATGAAGTATGTGCAGAGGCCTCTATCGTGGCTTGAGAAGGCCACAATGCCGCTGGTGATGAATTGTACTTGGTACACAGCAGCTCCTCAGACAATATTTACACAGGCAGCGCGCAGGGCTGTCTCGGAATACTTAGCACCGTCCGGTGTCTGTGTAATTCCCTCATCCTTTAAGCGGCGCAGGATGTGACGAATAGCTGCACCGCGTGCTTTAGGGTAAGCCATGCAAGCATTCCTAGCGATGCTATACAGGTATTCGTCATTGTTGATCCACAGAGAGACATTCCACTGTGTCCAGTTTTTGAAGCCATTGTAAGGTTTGTTTGCCATGATGGATTTATCCTCAGATTGTGCCCGAGACAGTCGGTGCCGCTGAGTGCGCCATAGTGCGTCACTGCAAAGGATTCTAACACCCAGAACCCTTCACGGTGTCACCTATGTGTCATACTCCCAAGGCAAGCAAGACACCCCAAAGGGCAAAGACTGCAAAACAGATAAGCATGTGGATTCGATCGGACATTTTAGACTCCTGGTGTGTTGATGATGTGCTCATTGTACCTGCCGAAGCGGGCCTGTGAATAGGTGTTTACCCTTGTTTTGTGAATTCTTTAAATGCTTGGATTGCTTCGCGCTTAGTGTATCCAATGAATTGCTTGGACACAAGATAGCCGTTTACGATTGCACTAATCTTGTATGCGCCTTGAAATGTACGCTCGATTGTCATGTTTTGCTCCAGTGTTTGCCTTGCACTATCGCTTGGCATGGGTGCATTGTATCATGGTTTTAGTCTGTCAACACTTTTCTTTAGACTTTTACACTTTGTTACATTTATTCTCCTAAACCCTAGTTTTGTAAGATCTTGTAAGGTTTTGTAAGTTGACTTATAGGTTGTCTGTATAGGGTCCTACACCATCCCTCACACCTGTAAGTTTCACTTAAGTTTCTTGTAAGTAACTTGTAAGTATCTTGCCTGTGGATAACCTGTGGATAACTTTAGAGGCATAGACTTGTAAGGATCTTGTAAGACATGGGGGGGGGGGCTCTTGAGTTATGTTTACTTTTGCAGGAGCCTCTTAAGCACACAAAAAAGGGAAATTAAGGCAGTTAAGACACCATAAATAAGTGGTTGATCTGCAAAGGAAATCTAGGAAGAAGCTAAGGAGGAATACGTACACCCTGAAAGGGGAACTATGAAGTATTACTTTAAAGATAAAAAACGCACTAGCTAAAAAATATTTGAAGAAAATTGTAGAAAAGGCTTGACATGAAGTAAAAAATGTGATAACATTATATACATCTGGTAAAACAGATCAGGAACTCAAGATAAAGACTCTAAAGTGTCAAGGAAGACTGGCCCACTTCTAAGACACCTAAGACAGGATTACGTACACCTGTAAGGGAACTAAGACAAGTATTTATTTAAAGTATATATTTATCTTAGATTCCTGTACGTTAAAGTTAATTTAATAGACTACGCAGTCTCCAGTGAAAGGATAAAGACTATGCTGTATACATGGACAGATTTCCAGATGCAAGATTCCAAGAAGAGGTACAAACCTGCTTCTGAAGCTTATAAAGCTTTAAAGGAACGTCAGAAAGCATCTAGAGAAGCTAAAGCTAAAATTAAAGAAGCGATGGCTAAAGGACATAAGCTTTGTACTGCTTGTAACGAAGAGAAGTCTTTGTCTGACTTTAACGTAGATAAGAAAACATTCACTGGCTACTCTACTTGGTGTAAGTCTTGTAAAAAGGAATACAACAAGAAGTACCTGAAAGGCTATAGTAATGACCAAGCCGACAGGGAATAAGAAGGGTAGACCACCTAAGTCTGACATAGCTGAGATCAAGGAAAGCAGGTCTGTAGGTCGTCCCAAGGGTGAAGCAGCCATTATCAATGAGTACAAGCTTAGGATGCTCAATAGTCCTAAGTCAGCCAAGGTCTTGGAAGCTATCTTTGATGCTGCCTTAAACGACGAACACAAGAACCAAGCAGCGGCGTGGAAACTCATCGTAGATCGTATTGCTCCTGTTTCTGCCTTTGAAGCTGCTAAGTCAGGCGGAGGAGCACCACAGATCTCCATCAACATTACTGGATTGTCTAGCCCGTCTGTGGACACTGTGGAACAGGTCTATGACGTATCTGATGTACAGATTAAGGACATAGACAATGAGTGAACTTAACTTTCAGTTACTTAAGTGGCAACAAGAAGTTTTCAAAGACACTACCCGCTTTAAAGTTGTAGCTGCAGGGCGTAGATGTGGTAAGTCCAGATTGTCTGCTGTTACCTTGCTCATTGAGGCTTTAAACTGTCCTGAAGGCTCTAGCGTCATGTATGTAGCGCCTACCTTGGGACAGGCTCGTAGTATTATCTGGGACTTGTTACATGACCTCGGTAGGCCTGTTATCAAGTCTTCCCATGTGAACAATCTAGAGATTACCCTCATCAATGGGAGGAAGATCCTTGTACGTGGTGCTGATAACCCTGATAGTCTTCGTGGTGTCTCTCTTACTTATCTTGTTTTGGACGAATGTGCGTTCATTAAGCAGGATGTATGGGAGAAAATCTTACGTGCTGCTTTGTCGGATAAGAAAGGCCGTGCGCTCTTTATTTCTACCCCTTCAGGCCGTAACTGGTTTTATGATACTTTTAAGCTTGGACAAAGTGGTGAAGATCACGAATGGAAGAGTTGGCACAAAACCACGGCGGACAATGAGACGATTGATCCGAAGGAAATTGAAGCTGCTAAGCGCACTCTAAGTTCCTTTGCCTTTAAACAGGAATACTTGTCTAGCTTTGATACAGCAGGTGCTGACATCTTCAAAGCTGAGTGGATTAAGGAAGGTCCTGTTCCTGATGAGGGTACTTATGTCATTGCTATCGACTTGGCAGGCTTTGAGAACATCTCTGATGGATCTCAGAACAAGAAGAGACTAGACGAAACAGCTATGGCTGTGGTCAAGATCGGTAATGACAATAAATGGTACGTAGACAAGATTGAGCATGGACGGTGGGACATCAAAGAGACTTGTATGAGGATCTTGAAGAACATCAAGGAATATCAACCTACTCAGATTGGTATTGAGCGCGGTACAGCTATGAATGCTGTTATGGGTGTTCTACAGGACATGATGCGTCAATACAATACCTTTGCTCATATCCAGACATTGACTCACGGTAACAAGAAGAAAACAGATCGTGTTGTCTGGGCTTTGCAGGGGAGGTTTGAGCATGGTCATATCGTCCTGAATGAGGATGAAGACTTTGAAGAGTTCAAGGATCAGCTCGTGATGTTCCCTACCAAAGGCGTCCATGATGACTTGGTAGATGCTCTGGCTTATGTAGAGCAGTTATCTATTAGTGCTTTTTTACCAGATTATGAAGAGGACGAATATGAAACTTTCGATCCCATTTCAGGCTATTGATGATAAATGGTATTTTACAGGAAAACCTTGTAAATACGGGCATGTTGATCTCAGGCTTATTAGTAATAGGCAATGTAAAACATGTTCATATGAAAAAAGACAAAAGTATAGTAGCAGCGAAGCTTATAAAGAATGGAAAAAGAAAAATAAGCCTTCTTCTAAATGGCAAAAAAACAATAAAGGTAAAGTAAACGCCAATACAAGAAAAAGACAAGCTGCTAAATTACAAAGAACTCCTAAATGGCTTTCTGATTTTGATCTTTTAAAAATGCAGTGTTTTTATCAATTAGCTGCTATGTATAGCAAAGAAAGCGGACAGCAATGGCATGTAGACCATATTGTTCCGCTGCAAGGTAAAACAGTCAGTGGATTGCATGTTCCTTGGAATTTACAAGTAATACCTGCAAACGAAAATATTAGAAAGTCTAACAAATATGAGTGAAGACAAAGAACTTGCAAATCAGTTTGAGGAACCTACAGAGAATGACTTAGAGTTAGCTCAGTGGGTTGTTTCTCATACTGACCGCTGGCGCGACTACCGTGACCAGAACTATTTAGATAAATGGCTCGAATATGAGCGTATTTTCCGTGGTCAGTGGGCTGCTGAAGATCGTACTCGTGACTCTGAGCGTAGTCGCATTATCTCCCCTGCCACGCAGCAGGCCATTGAGACTCGCCATGCTGAGATCATGGAAGCTATCTTCGGCCAAGGTGAGTGGTTTGACATTGAAGATGACATCCGTGATGTAAATGGTAATCCTCTGGATATTGAGCAGCTTAAAGCTCAGTTGATGGAAGACTTTAGCCGTGACAAGATCAAAAAATCCGTTGACCAGATCGAATTGATGGCTGAGATCTACGGTACCGGTATCGGTGAGATCGTTGTCAAGATGGAGAAAGAATACGCTCCAGCTACTCAGGCTATTCCCGGTGAAATGGGTATTGCAGCCATCGGTGTAGAAGAGAAAGATCGCGTCTCTGTCAAACTGATTCCTGTCAATCCTAAGAACTTCCTGATTGATCCTAATGCTACGTCTTTAGACGATTCTATGGGCTGTGCAGTTGAGAAGTTCGTGTCTGTCCATAAAGTAGTGGAAGGCATGGAAAAAGGTATCTATCGCAAAATTGACTTAGGTTTAGATGCTCCTGACGATGATCTGGAGCCGACTGAAGAAGTTATTTCCTTCCAAGATGGTCGTGTACGTCTGATGACTTACTACGGTCTGGTACCTAAAGAGTACCTTGAGGAGATGGAAGACGAGGAAGAAGTTGATCTCTTCCCTGAAGACTCTTTAGCCGACGAATACGACGAACTGGTAGAAGCCATTGTCGTGATTGCTAACGGTAACAAGATTCTCAAAGCTGAAGCGAATCCTTACATGATGAAGGATCGACCTGTAATGGCTTATCAGGATGATACCGTCCCCGGTCGTTTCTGGGGTCGAGGTACGGCTGAAAAGGCCTACAACATGCAGAAGGCCATTGATGGTCAGCTCCGTGCTCACATGGACTCTGTTGCTCTGACAACGGCACCTATGATTGCTATGGACGCTACCCGACTGCCTCGTGGTGCTAAGTTTGAGATCAAGCCCGGTAAAGCATTCTTGACCAACGGCGATCCTAACCAGATTATGATGCCGTTCAAGTTCGGTGCTACGGATCAGACAAACATTCAAACGGCTCAGAACTTTGAGCGGTTATTGCTGCAGGCTACAGGCACAGTGGACTCGGCAGGTATGCCTTCCAATGTTCCTCGTGATGCTGGTGCGGGCGGTATGTCGATGGCTATGGCAGGCATCATCAAGAAGTACAAACGTACCTTGACGAACTTCCAAGAAGACTTCCTGATCCCGTTCATCAATAAAGCTGCGTGGCGTTATATGCAGTTCGATCCTGAGCGTTACCCTTCTGTGGATGTTAAGTTCATTCCCACAGCTACTCTGGGTATCTTGGCTCGTGAGTTCGAACAGCAACAGTTTATCGCCCTTCTGCAAACCTTAGGCCCGGACACTCCTGTGCTTCCTTTGATTCTTAAAGGTATCCTGCAGAACAGCTCTCTGACCAATCGACAAGAGTTGATTGCTACTCTGGAACAAATGAGTCAGCCCTCTCCTGAAGCTCAACAAGCTGCTCAGCAACAACAAGCTATGCAAATGGCTGCTGCTGAAGCTCAGATTCAAGAGACACAAGCTAAGGCTCAGAAAGCTCAAGCAGAAGCTCAAAAGGCTATGGTTGAAGCGCAAATTGCTCCTCAAGAGGCTCAGGCGCGCGTGATTGCTGCTCTGTCTAACAATCTTAATGAGAACAATGAGTCTGCTGACTTTGAACGTCGAGTTCGGTTAGCTGAAATCATGCTCAAAGAGAAAGACATTGATAGCAACGAGCGTATTGCTATGGCTCAGATGGCTAATCGAACACAAACACAATAAACCTTAAAGAAAGGACTCCTTAATGGAACAATCCTTGATTCAGTATTACGAATCCTCCTTCGATATGTTTGCCAGTGATGGCTGGAAGTATCTGATGGAGGATTTAGAAAAGTTAAAAGAACAAGTCGCAAATATCCGTACTGTCGAAGATGCTCAACAATTACATTTCCGTCAAGGACAGATTGATATTATTGACTTGCTTTTAAATCGTGCTAAAACTTGTGAAGAAGTGTACGAACAACTCAAGGATGAAACGCAATGAGGCGCATGTTTGAATTCGTTTGCACAGAGAATCACAGGTTTGAAGCATTTGTAGATGATAGCGTCAGGGAACATAAATGTCCGCACTGTAGTTCTGACGCTTATCGTGTGGTTTCCGCGCCTAATATGAAGTTAGATGGTTGCTCCGGTGACTATCCTACTGCGTATGACGCATGGAGCCGAAAGAGGGCTGAAAAATTAGCACAAGAGCGTAAAGCTAACAGCTAATTTGTCCGCATTTTATAGTCCTATAATCTCAAGAGTGAGACAGGAGAACAATTACATGGCATTGATTGAACAAGAATCGTTTGATAACGAAGAAGAACAGTTTAACGAAATTCAAGAGGAAGACAAGACTCAGCAGATCGAAGCTGAACAACCTTC